ATTGAGTTTTCCGAAAAGCATTGGTTTTCCCCTAGATTAAACAGGCGATGACGAAGGCACCGATGAACGCAATGAGAAGAGAAAGAGTGAAGTCGCTCATGAGATGACTTCCATCTCATTTGCCTGCTTGATGGCGGATGCGATCTCACGCAGCCGGTTGAGGCGTTTCCCCGGACCGTTCCATGCGTTGGCCAGGATTAGATGAACGTCAGCGGCCAGGTTGTTGGGAACGGCGCCCGATATCAGCGCAGCGGTGATGGAGTCTTCGAGTTCAATGACTTCATCCATAGGATGCATCCAATCGAGCCAGACGAATGGCAGCGAACTTCGCATCGGATGCAGTCACCAGCCCGGCCGGGTCTCCGTGCAGATCGACGCGAACGTTCCCTTCGATCATGGCGCGCAGATAGGTCCGCCCGCCGACGTAGTTGCCGATCGCGGCTCGGGTCCGCTGACGATTGAGATGCGGATGAGCCTTGATCACTTCCTCGTAGATCCCAACCATCAGAGGAAACTTGGCTTGACCGAAGCCGCGGAACGCCATCGGGAAAAGCCCGTTCAGCTTCATCCGCATGTCCATGTTGGCGCGATGCAGAACCTTGCGACGCGCAACAGCGGAGTTGGGAGTAGGTGAGGGGACGAAGTCGTGCGGGAGGTTCGGATTGAATTGCATGTTCATGAGACAGTCTCCAATGGGTGGGGAAGCAACTGGCCAACGGCCTTGTGAGCATGGATGCTTTGGCCTCCCCTGGGCTTGCGCCCGTTCGTGTTTTTGGAGGTGGCATCCGTCATTTGGCCTTTCGGCAGTCGAGACGTGGCCACCTCCGCGACTTTCGCCGCATTCGTGTTTTTGGAGGTGGCAGAACCAGTCCGGCCTTTCGGCACAATGTGAATGGCCACCTCCGCGACTTTCGCCGCATCTGAATTTTTGGTGTCGGCACGTCTAATACGGCCTTTCGGCAAGCCGCGAAGGGCCGACACCGCGCCCGTAGGCGTATCGATGTAACGATGGGAGACGGGCAGCGGATACATAGCCAGTTCAGGCATGCCGGGGACGGCCCGTCTCCACGCTTGCCAAAGATGCTTCAGCAAACGTTTTTCCATGTATCTCTGCGAACGAAGATGAATCTGTCCGTCCGAGATAAATAGCTCTCGAGTCTTCGCGGGGATCTTCGCGGCCGGCGCCACGGTCAGACCGTTGGCAACGGCGCGTTCGCGCTCGTAGTCTTTCCGAGCCAGATAGGCCGTGCGATACGGACCCGTCTGGTTTCCCTTCATCAGCGTATCGCCGATATTCCACATCCGAGATCGACGGATCGGGCTGTAGCCGTGTTCGATCCAGAGATCCTTGCCTGACGTCTTCTTCAAGCCGCCCTGGCGCACGCCGTCCATCACAGCGAGGCCCATACGCTTCCACAACTTGGAATGCGACGAGTAGTGGTTGAGATCGCCAGCTTCACCGACGATGACAGCCAGGGACACGGCGCCGAACCCACGGATGGATTCACCAAAGGAAGACCAGACCGGAAGCAGTTTGGCCAAACGCTCCATTTCCTTATGCGCAATCTTCTCGAAATCATCCGTCAGTTTGCGCGCGTTGATGGCGACCAGGATGATAGGACCGTAGTTCTGGAATTCTTCGGTGTCGGACAGATCGTGCGGCTTGCCCTTGGCGAGTTTCTCACCGCAATCAATCAACTGATCAGCCTGGGTCGCTATCCGCTTACGATCCTCGTCCGGAAGATCCTTGCGCCAGCCGAGCCACGAACGGAGACTTGACCCGAGCGAGAGATCCGCACGCTTGCGGTTTTCCATGGCGAAGCAACGCTTGCGATGCCAGTCACGAATGCTGTCGATGATCTCAGAAGACATTGGTCTTCTCCATGGCGCGACGAACAATATTCTGCATGTCGGCCGGTTTGAGAGCGTGACGAAGTAGCGTGTTGCCTGGCAGGTTGGCGTATTTCAGCTTTGCCCTACGTGCTGCCCCGAGCAGCACGAGACCTTCGTGAGTCATATTCTTGCCGGCACGAAGGGCATTAGTGATCGTCCAGTCGCCAATAGACAGACCGTCGATTTTCATGGTGTCCATGACGGTGAGAGCGATCTTCTTCGCATTATCGGCGCCGATTGATCGTTGCTGTGCAGTCGGTTCGCGAGCGATGAAGGTGACAAGACGGTGTGAAGGTGAGGAGGCACCTATCGATTGGCCTTGCGGCACCTTAAACTTGGCCTCCTCACCTTCATTTGTGTGTCGGGGTTGGGCAGATTCAACCTGGCCGCAGTCGGCATCGATGTCTTGGCCCTTCCCCGACATTTCTACGGCGCGATCAAACGCGCCAACCCATTGAGCGCGCTGACCGCCCGCTAAAATGAAATTCGCTGCAACTGTGAGAAGTTGTTCGTTAGGTGAGATGATCCCGTGCATCAGAAATTCTCCTCATTGGTGATCGTGCCGGGCACAATCCAGTAGGAGTAGGAAGGCCAAGAGGCGTGGCCGTAGAAGACCATCTTGCAGAAGTTGGCCCAGCAGTAGCCGGCGCCGTATTGAGGGTGAGACTGCTCCATCACCCATCAACCCTTCAAAATCGAGCGGATGGTGGAGACGCGAGTCTGGCTCAAACCATCTCGCGGATTGCTCTCGAGATGCTTCTCGATTCCGGCGAGCTGCTTAGTCATTCGCCGCTGGAGCGAAGAGTTCGCACAGGTATTGATGATTGGTTGGACCGTCTTCCCGGCAACGACGCGCGGGTGAATGCTCTGTTGGTCTTTAGCCATGTGATGCTGTTTCCCCTCGTCGAGTTCTTCCCGACGAAGAGATACCTACCTACCTACTTTTGATTCGGCAACACCAAATAGGTAGGCAGGCAAAAATAATTTGGGAAAGTTGGAATCACCGTAAAACTACGGTATGCGACGAACATGACTGTTGATCACGATCTTGTTTGCTTTAGGAATATTGCGCTGCGGAGGAAACCTTTAGACGGTTGAACCGTAGTTCGTGGCAGGACTGTGCCCGTAGCATGGTGCCGAAACGACGAAACCCCCGGCCTGCGTGAACAGGTCGGGGGCCCAGTCGAAAAAAATCCAACGGTTGTTTAGTATCTAGCCGGCTCAGACCCGGCCCAAACGTGGCACACGGGCCATTCCTCTCGCTTTAGTTCAATGACTTCGCTGTCTGGTAAGAACCGGCTGACAAACCACGTCTCTTCGCTGAAACGCTGAAGCTTGCGTATAACGGCGAGCGAGTCGCAGTCAACCCCACTGTGGAAGATACAAGTATCTCCGTCTGCTGGAGCTTTATCAGGATTGAAGTAGACCGTCTCCCCGTTTTCTATTCTCGGAGCAGAATCGTTCCCCCTAACAATTATTCCGTACCCATTGCGAGAATTCATTAAGTGCGGTGGTCTTTGTTCCGCTTTAACTGCAGCCTTATTCACGATCAGAGCGCCTCCACTGCGGTCCTGCTCGGTCCCGTAGACCGGCAAATCAGCCGCGCCGTAGATCTGGGCCGGTAGGTAGACATCGTCAAGTGAATTATGTCGAGGATCAGACGAAGGTTTGTTTTGAATGAGGACTAAATTTTTTTGGGTTAATGATTTGCTGGTTTTCGATTTAATTTGAGTCAACTTCTTGACTGGATTGACAGGCTTAAACGTCCCCGTCGAAGAATCGAATGTGTGAAGCTCTCGCCCTTTGTTGAATTTGGCTCTGTCACGCAGCTTGTTGCGATTCGGTGGATTAGTATCCGGACCGGACACTACCGACAGAGGTAGGCCAAGGATGTGGGACAGCGTCTTGCTGTCACGTTCGTCGAACCCCTCATGGCCACCGACGCCCTCCCTGAAGAACTTCTGTATGTAGTTGTGAGACCTCGGGACACCGTTCTCGTCTTTGAGGGCCAGGGATAATGCCTTCCAAGACAGTCCCAGCTCATCACAACGATCAAAAATCTTGTCGCCGTTCATTGCGCAAACATCCTTTTTTAAAATATTCCTGCCTTACGGAAAAATTTATAGCAGGCAGGTAGGTGGTAGTCAAATAGGGTTTGACACTGCCTACCGATTCGCCTACCTATTTGCCCACACGCCGAATCAGTAGGTAGGTAGGCAATGACAATCATCTACATCATCACAGGTTGGCTTCTCCTGAACGTCGCATTCGTCGCGATCCGTTGGAACGCAACCCGAGAGAAACCCCGGTCCCTCAATTTGAGGGCTTCATCATGAAACGGGTCGCACTCTATCTCCGCGTATCGACGGGCGAGCAGACGACCGACAACCAGATGCTCGCACTGACGGAGGTCTCCGCTCGCTCGGGATGGAAGATCGTCAAGATTTTCCAGGACGAAGGGATCTCAGGATCGAAGGGCAGGGACAAGCGCCCAGGTTTGGACGCGCTGTTGAAGGCCGTCAACTCGAAAGAGTTCGACATGGTGGCAACGTGGTCAGTCGATCGCCTGGGGAGATCGTTGGTCGACCTTCTCGGTATCCTTCAGGCATTGCATGACAAAGGTGTGGATCTTTTTCTGCATCAGCAGGGCCTGGATACCTCGACAGTCGCCGGTCGGATGATGTTTCAGATGCTCGGCGTCATCGCTGAGTTCGAGCGCGGCATGATCCGCGAGCGGGTCATGGCCGGGCAGGCTAGGGCAAAAAAAGATGGCAAGCATATCGGTCGGAAGTTTTCCGACATGACGACCGACGCCGACATCAGGCGCTTACGGGCCGAGGGATACGGCAAGATCAAGATCGCCAAGACGCTCAAGGTGGGCGTCAGCACAGTTCAACGAGTTCTGGGGAAATAGGGGACACATGATCACTAACTGCAACACTTGCGGCAACTACACTGTGCGGATCGGAAAAGAGATTGCCGGCGCGCGGACCATGATCGCCAAGATTCGATTGGACAAGTCTGGCCACTCTCAGATCGCCTCCATCCGACAGCTCAAGCTAGAGGTGGATTTGCTCCTCGCGAGTCTTCGATCGGATGATACGATCCCGACTGCAGACAATAATCCTCGCGCATTAAGTGTGGTCGCCTAACATGTCAGCCACACATCGTAATGCAACCACATCGCCGTGGACGGAAGAAACTCGGGCCGAGGCTATTCGCCTGGTAGCCGCTGGCGCCACGTATGAGGAGGCCGGCAACGCTGTCGGCGCCACCCGGAGCGCCATCGGAGGATTAATCAAGCGAGCAGGCCTGGCCAAGAACCCGCGTGGATTTAGACCTGAGATTACGCCGGAGATCCTGGCACAGAGGGAAGAGGCCAAGCGGATTGCCAAGAGAGACTCCAAAAGACGAGTCCGAGCCGCGGCCGGAATCACCCCAAAGCAACATGGCGAGATTCCGAGTGCGCCATTCACACCTCGGAAAGCTGCAGTCCGAGTTCGCAGCACGCCATTCCACAAGATGAACTTCTTCCACGGCTGCGCCTATCCGGTCGGCGAAGACACGTCTTACATGGTCTATTGCGACAATCCGAAGCAAGAAGACAGCAGCTACTGCCCAGGGCATCACGCCTTGACGCATCGTAGAATCGGCAAGCCCCCTGTCGGGCCTATAGCTTGGGGGAGTGGAGACCGTAACCACTCGGCCTCCCGAGAAGCTATGGCCATCGTTGATGGTGTCTCTGTCTGACCAAGGCGGCAGGTTGCCTTAGCCTGAGGAAGGCTTCGGATCTACTCCGTCAACCCAACACCCGCATGATGAAGATGATGACGCCGGAAGGCGCCTCATACTTCATCGTGCCTGGTGGCCGGCTATCGGACTCGGACGCCAAGAAGATCCTCGCACGCATCGACCTGATTGCGTTCGAGGACGGTCTCTTTCCTGGGAATTCCCAGGGCTGGAGGCTTGGATGAAGAATCTCCTTCTCAATGGCGATTTCCTCGACGTCATCAAGGGCGTGAAGGACTCTAGCGTCGACCTGGTTCTCACGGATCCTCCGTTCAGGGTGATTGCGGGCGGATCGAATGAGTCACCCTTCAAGGGGAACGCCAGAGGCAGGCCTCGAGGAATCCTCACCAAAAACGACGGCAGGCTCTTCAAGCATAACGACATCACTCCGTCGGAATACATGCCTGAACTCTACCGCGTGCTGAAGCCTGGACGTGATGCCTACGTGATGACGAACAACCTGACGCTTGCCTCGCTTCTAGAAGCCGGCGACGCAGCGGGGTTCAAGCGCCACGGCCTGCTGTTCTGGATCAAAAACACGCGGACTCCGAGCCGCTGGTACATGAAGAACACCGAACTGGTGGTCTATCTCTATAAGCCGCCGGCGCGCGCCATCAATGATCCTCGAAGCAAACAAACGTTTGAGGCGACCAACCCTCGCAACAAATCTCATCCGACAGAAAAGCCTGTCGAGCTGATGGAGCACTACGTCCTCAACTCGACTGAGCCTGGCTGGCTCGTGCTGGATCCGTTCATGGGCAGCGGCACGACCGGAGTCGCATGCGCAAACACCGGGCGCGACTTCATCGGGATCGAGATCGACCAGAACTATTTCACTGTTGCAAAGGCGAGACTCGCCGAAGCGACATCACAGAGAGAGGCGGCGTAACTATGAAGAATATCTATCTGGCAGGACCGATGCGGGGGGTTCCTTACTTCAACTTCCCGGCGTTCCACAAGGCGCGCGAGAGTTTTCGCTCCGAAGGGCATGCCGTGTTCTGCCCGGCGGAGAATGACATTCGTCGACACGGCAAGGATATCTCACTGAACAACCCGACCGGTAACGTGGACATGGCCGTGGCCGAACATCAGTTCGATCTCGCAGTGGCCATCTATCAGGATCTCAAGTTCATCGCGCTTGGCGACGAGAATGGTCGCTGCACCACGATCGCTTTTCTTCCTGGTTGGGAGTTCAGCAGCGGCGCCAGCGGTCCGGAGTTCGCCTTGGCGAAGTTTCTGAAGCGCGAGTTCATTTACCTATGAGCAGCGTGTTTGCCACATGCATTCATGACGTTCCCATGAATGATGAATGCGCGAGTTGCCGGCAGGATTTCTGTGGTCAGCTCGATCCCACGCCACTGGCAGGAATCGAATATCTGCCATCAGCCACTAAGCCTTCCAACCCCAAGGACGCTCTCGGCATCAAGAAGGTGCCGTTCAGTACCATCTCGGCGCCGGTCCTGGCAGAACTTGGCGTGGCGATGTTGGAAGGTGCCTTAAAGTACGGCCGGCATAACTACCGCGTCATCGGAGTAAGAGCGTCCGTCTACTACGACGCGGTGATGGCTCGCCACATGCCGTCATGGTGGGAAGGCGAAGACGACGACCCGGAGAGCGATATCTCTCACGTTACTAAGGCCATCGCCAGTCTGGTGGTTCTGCGTGACGCCATGATCAACGGCACATGGGTCGACGATCGGCCGCCACGTCCTCCGAAAGGCTGGCTCGAGAAATTGAATGAGAAGGTGGTGAAGCTCCTCCTCAAATATCCCAACCCCGTAAAACCATACACCGAGGCGGATGGGCCATGGGGAGAAGAGATACGATGAGCACTAAGGAAGAATCCGACGCCGTCGACCTCACCAACTACATCCTGCAGGGCCTTTACGGTCGGACTCGAGGGTCCTGCATGATCGCTCTGACGGCGATGCTCGCGCACAGTCTGAAGGAATGGCCAATTGATACACGCTCCGAGATGCTTTCTCGGGTCGTGCAGGATCTGAAGAGCGCGGTACTGAAACACAACGTTTAAACACAGAACAGGAAGATCAACATGAATATGCACGTTCCCAATGCCTCGACCCAGACCTTCGAAGAATTCCAGAACGAGGTCGCATGTATCCAGGACGACATCTCGGATACTTGCGAAGGCTATGGCAACGCAGAGATCGTCTGCGGCGTCACCGAGTTCCTGGTTGAGGTTCTCAATACGATGCAGCCAGGCGTTGCCGTCTTCACGTATCTAGACGTGATCGCTCGCCTCACCAAGGCCGCGGCGGAGTTGGAGGGCTGGTGATATGGCAACAGCAGAGGACACCAGGACGACCAAGCACCTCGTTCGCATTATCCGCAGCGCCTGCGATGACGTTGAGGGGGCGCTCGTATTTACGGCGCTCGCCATCTCTGTCGGTGACGTGTTGCTTCAACACGACGATCCCCCCAAAATATACGAGGGGTTTGGGGAGATGCTTCAAAAATACATGCTGTCAGGAGGGATGAAATCATGATCACACTATCCAAACCGGTCGTGATCGTCGTCGGTGCGGACAAGGGAGGCGTGGGTAAAACCACGACCTCTCGTGCCCTGCTAGACTACTTCAGAGCCAACGACGCCCCGACGAGGGCGTTCGATACCGAATCCCCCCGCGGCACGCTCAAACGCTTTCACTCCGACATCACCGAGATAGTGGATCTCACTACGACGCCGGGTCAGATGCGGGTGTTCGATACCCTGAGTGCCGAGAACCCCTCGGTAACGCTCATCGACGTGCGAGCCGGCTTGCTCTCTCCGTCGCTGGCGTCGTTGAGGGACATCGGCTTTTTGGATATGGCCAAGTCTGGCCAGATCACTTTGGCCGTGTTTCATATCCTGGGAAGCTCGATTGCTTCGTTGGATGAGATCGCGCTCACGGCTTCCTTCATGGAAGGTGCCAAGTATTTCTTGGTCAAGAACCACGTCAACAACACCACCTTTTTCGAATGGGATGAGGCGACGTTCGCTTCCTACTTCAACAAGATCAAGGATTCCGTCGAACTCACCATCCCGAAACTCGACGAGATGGCGTTCGAAAAGGTCGAGGTCGAGTCGATCCCGTTCCTGAAGTTCGTCGCCAACAAGAACGCAAAGGACGAACTGGCGAATTTTTCCTTCGTGTTACGCGGCCAGGTTCGTCACTGGCTGGCGAGCATTTGGGCCGAGTTCGATCGGGTCAAGCTGACCGAGTTGGTTGGGGTGGCTCAGAAGACGACGGTGAAGCCGTGATGGAAAATTACCAGGAGACATCACGGGATGCATACGAGTTCTTCGCAAAGCATTCTCCCACACTTGACGAGCTAATCGTGGCTTCACTCCGCGTCGCTCCAAAGACCTGCAACGATATCGAAAAAGATATCGGTAGATCGCATCAAGCGGTCTCCGGCAATCTTCGGCACCTTGTTGAAAAAGGTAAAGTCGAAAACAGTGGAGAGCAAGGCGTAACAGACAGCGGTCGTCCTGCGATCAAGTGGAGGATTCCATGTTGAACCGCAACCAGATCACCCTACTGACCGAAGGCGACCTCTGCATGAAAATTGCAGAGGAATGTTCTGAGGTAATCAAGGCCGTACTGAAGCACGGTGCTCACGGTGCTCGTCCTGAATTTCAGGGCGTTCGCTACGATAACGTTCACGATGTCAACGAAGAATTTAGTCAGGTCGAAGATCTGATGGACGAATATCAGCGGAGATTCGGATCGTGAAGGCAACATCCAAGGCTGTATCGTCAAGAATCAACGCACTCTATGCGTTGATGGCGACCGCGGCGGCTAGGCGTGCGATCAGCAAGATACAGACTGCTGACGATTATGGCGAAGCCGGCAACTGGGCCGCAAATGCCGAGGAGTGGCTGATCCGAGCCGGCGCTGCGGCGGCTGGATATTACTACCGCCATCCTGAGGTGACTCGATGAAGTTGATCAAGAAACGGCGGACGGCCCCTAAAGAAAAGGGACCGTCCGAACACACCATACAAGTCAACCTGATGAACTATCTCGAATACGGTCTGCGGCCCGAGTTGGAATGTCGGGCGATTCCGAATGGTGGCCTGAGGAAGAAGAGCGTGGCCATCAAGCTGAAGGCGGAAGGCGTGAAGGCCGGCACTCCGGATCTGTTCGTTACACTCGATCATGGCCGCATCGGCTGGCTCGAGATGAAGAATGCGAAGGGGCGATTACTTCCGGAGCAGGAACGATTCCGCGACAAGGTTCTGGCTTTGGATCATTTCTGGGCGATGGCCAAAAGTGTCAAAGAGGCACTGATCATCCTCACCGGATGGGATGCCTTGAGAGAAGAGTTCATGGTCCACGAAGGCCAGGAACTCGATGAGGAGAATGAGTATCGCGTGTATGCGAACACTCATCCGGCTGGAGCGCATTTCTGAGCCTGCCCACAGGCGACGTAGATCCTTACCTGGACTACGGACCATCGAAGGCTCAGATCGAATCGATTGAGAAGTCGGCTGCACGTCGTGAAGCCAGACTGATCGAGCGTTCCAAGACCGAGCACACCATTGATATCGGTACGCCTCAAGAGCGGGCCGAACGCGAGAAGCACCTCCAAATGAACCTCTATCAGAAGGGGCTCGTGTTGGAACGCAAGAAGCTGTTGGAGGGCCCGCACGCGGAGCACTTCCAGAAGCTGTGCAAGTTCCTCGACCAGATGACACTGAACGATGCCGGCATCCTCATCGATGCCGTCAAGGATTCCGTGTGGCTGTCCGAGACCGATCAGCGAGCCAAGAACGACGCGCTGCGATTGATTGACAACACCATCATCAAACTTCGGGAGGAGGCAGGTCTGGCTCCGTTCGACGACTCCCTGATGGGCGAACCACCTAATGCGTACCTGGTGATCAGGAAGATTTTAACAGGAGTTGGAAACCTATGAGCAAGAAAGACACACGCACACCAGAACAGCAGGACTTTGATGAACGAGTCAGGCGCGCAGCCGCGTACGAAGAGCGGCTCGATGAGACTTTGACTCGTCGAGAGGTGATAGATGCACTGGAGTATGTGGCGGAAGACTACTCTGGACAGCATGGTTCTAACACACGGGATCTCCTCGCAAGAATCACGAAGGCTTTGTCATGAGCGTCGTCAAGGATGCCATGAACGCCTACGCCGCTACTCTCGATCGCGAGTGGGCCCATGATCGCACCCAGACCGTCGGGGCGTCCGAGGTCGGCGGCTGTATACGGAAGACCTATTACACCAAGAACGAGAACGACCCTCGTTTCGGTGTCGTACGTGATTCCGACTACGTGGACGGTTGGGGCGCCAAACTGCGCGGCACCCTGATGGAGAATCACTTCTGGGCACCAGCGATGAAGGCCAAGTACGGCGACAAGCTGCTGCTGTCTGGCCCAGATCAGCAGTCGTTTGTGACCGGTTTCCTGAGTGCAACACCGGACGGCATGCTGATTGATTTGCCGCGGGACTTCCTCAAGGACAATGGAGTTGCCGACATCGAGGGCGACTGCATCATGGCAGAATCCAAGACGATCGACCCCAGGGCAAATTTAATTGAAGCAAAGCCAATAAACATCTTTCAGACTCACGTTCAGATGGGCATAGTCCGCGAGCTGACTCCTTACAAACCAGGTTACTCGCTGCTGTCCTACACGGACGCAAGCTTCTGGGATCAGATTACCGAATTCCCCATCAAGTTCGATCCTGCGATTTACGCGGTTGCGAAAATTCGCGCCACCCAGGTCATGACGGCAACAAGTGCCAAGGATCTGGAGCCCGAGGGCTATCTCTCTGGCGGCAAGGATTGTGAGTATTGCCCCTTCACCGGGGCGTGCGGCGTGGTTCGGATTTCTGTCCCGACGCACCCTGAGAAGGACGTCGATCCCCAGTTAGCTGCAGAGTTTGCCGATATGGCGCGAGAGATCGCGGCGTTAGAGGCGACCGTAGGTAAGGACGAAACCAAACTCCGCACGCTCAAGCAGGCCCTCAAGGATCGATTGAGGGAAAAGAACATCCGGAAAGTTCCTGGCGTGGTGTCGTGGTCGAGCGTCAAGGGCAAAAAAACATACAACAACAAAGCAATCCAAGCCGCGGCCAAGGCGGCTGGAATCGATATCGAACAATTTGTCGAAGTGGGAGATCAGACTGATCGCTTCACCGTATCCACAGCAAAAGGAGGTGCGAATGCCGATTGAGAACGAGATGAATTCCATGCTGGTGGACTTCAGAGCCTTCGTCGACCATCTGTTTCAGGAAAAAAATTCAGGTCCCGACGGATTTCTTCATGCCGCCGTCGGTTTGGCTGGGGAAAGCGCCGAAGTGCTCGACCACATGAAGAAGCACTGGGTCTATGGCCGCGAGATCAACCGCGACGAAGTCATCGAGGAGATGGGCGATACGTTCCATTACTTTATGATGCTGATGATCATGATGAAGGTCGGCCTGGAAGACGTGATCGAGGCCAACGTCGTCAAGCTTCGCAAGCGATATCCCAACGGTTTCACCCAGCACGACGCAATCGCACAGGATGGTATCTCGCGTTCTCGCAAGAACACTGCATGACTGGCAGCAAAAGGTAGCCGCCATTATGCAAAACTAATTCCAGCCATCCCGGCTGGGATACGCGCCGAACAGGCTTTTCTCTCGGCGAAAACAAAAGAAAGCAAATAGCAGAATGAACGATATGACCACTTCAGGTCACGGCGGAGCTGTGGCTACTCAGGACGACAACTACGATCCGTATTCGGCCTATGGGCGCGAGAACTCTTCCAACATCGTTGGCAAGATGCTCAAGTTCTCTAAGGGCGACTACTCGGTCGGCGACAATGAGATCGAGGCGGGCGGCAAATACATTGCCAGCATGCCGAACATCTTGGTCGGCTGGATCCGCTGGGAAGATCAGAAGCCGGCCGAGACCATCATGGGACTCATTGTTGAGGGCCATCGTCCGCAGAAGCGCGACACGCTGGGTTTCGACGACAAGTCCGAATGGCCGACCGACAAGGACGGCAAGCCGATGGACGTCTGGCAGGAGACTCAATACCTCGTGCTGAAGGACACCACGGATGACGAACTCTACACGTTCGTCACCAACTCGGCCGGCGGTCGCGGTGCGATCACCAAGCTTGTCACTTCGTTCGGCCAGAAGCGTCGGATGAATCCCGGCAAGCTTCCGATCATCACGCTGGCGGTCGACAGCTACAAGCACAAGGATCCGGCCTACGGCAAGATCAAGGTGCCTGAGTTCAAGATCATTGGCTGGGTGGATCAAGCCGAGTTCGATGGTGTCGAGCCCAGCGAGTCCGCGGACACCACCAAGGAAGCGGCCCGCCAGATCCAAGGCATGGCCGATGCGAAGAATGGTGGAGGAGCCGAAGCTTCCTCCACCACCGAGCGACCGCGCTTCTAAGAACAGTCCTCTACCCTCCAGTTTCAACAGTCGAGATCTTTGCAGGAGCTAACTGTTGAAACCAAACTACCCGCCTGGGGCCATCACGCCCTGGGCGGGCCCTTTCTGAATACACCCATCACACCCGGATGCCCATGACAAAAATAGCAATCGACTTCATCAAGGCAGTATTCGGTCCGAGCACTTCCTCCCCTGTCCACTTCTGCAGTCTTGGTAACGAGCGCGATGGCGTCCATCCGTTCCGGAAGCTGGACACGCGCGAAGTAAAGGACATCGAGGCGTTCATTGCGAAATGGGACGGGCCCGACCGCGGCCTGTTTTATTCTGCCGGCACGCTGAAGCCAGGATCAAAGGCACGCAACAAGATCCAGGTCGACGAGATCGCGTTTCTATTCGCGGACATCGACCTGAAGGACATTGAGGATAGTCTTGAGGATGTAGAACGTAAGCTCAAGACGTTGAAGTATCCGCCGTCCATCATGGTCAGGAGTGGCAACGGCGTTCACGGCATCTGGATGCTGACTGAGGTCATCACCAATCCGGCCGGTGCGCTCGGCGAGATGGACCGTATCGAAGCGGATCTCAAGCTATTGGCGGATCTCGTCGGCGGCGATCATTCGGTCTGTGAGATTGCAAGGCTGTTGAGGTTGCCGGGCACACACAACACGAAACGCGGTGAGAATAAGGAAGTTATAGTTTCCCACCCAGTAGATTTGTTCGATATCACCGGAAAAACTCAACTAAAACTCTACCACCTCGAGGATCTCGAGGAATGGTTAGCTGAAACTTCCCCGGTGATCTTGCGCAAGGAACGCGAGCGCGGCCGGACCGTGTCTGAGATGTCCGGCGAGAGCAATCCGTATCTGGACTATGCCATCGCGAACGGCGGCGGATGGAAGCCGTCGGTCGACGTCGAGAAGCGGCTCGATGCCATGGGCTACATGATGGGCGGCGACGCTGCAGTCCATACCACGCAATTGGCTGTGACCGGCAGCATGCTCAATGCCGGGCGGACCATAGAGGAAACGGTCAGCCTGGTTTTGGCAGCTACCAAGGCGGCGGCCGGCGATTACGGCAAGCGATGGAACTGGCAGAAGGAAGAGAAGACGATCCGAGGCATGTGCGACACATGGCTCAAGAAGTACACGCCTATCGCGGAGACTCGAGCGAAAGAACAGGCTTCGGAGGTGCCGACGAAGAAGGCCACCGCGGCAGCGCCAGGTAGGGTAGAAACGGTCGAGCAAGCCAAAGCCGCAGCCAAGGGCGAACCGAAACCAAAGAAACCAAAGGACACAAACGGAGAGAAAACCCAGTTCGAGCGGATCGGCGATGCCATTCTTGGAGTCCTTCATGAGAGTGGTCGGAGACTACTGTTTCTTCCGAAGCAAAACTGGATGTACGCAGACGGCATCTGGACGATTGCGGAGGACATCGGCGCCTGGATAAATACGGAAGTCCAAGCCGCGGCCGATCAGTTTGGTATTTCAGCCAACCTGAAGCTGGTCAATGAAACGCGCAACTGGATCCTGCGTCAGAAGCATTTGCGTAGAGAGAGCGTTGACTGGGATAGCCATGGCCTCATCCCCACCCGCAACGGCCTGATCGATCCGCGCACCATGGAAGTGACGGAGATCGTTCCGGAGCACTATGTCACATGGCGGATCGAGACCAAATACGACCCTGAAGCGAAGTGCCCATGGTGGCTGCAGATGCTGGAGGATTGCTTCTCGGATCGTCATCCGGATGAGCGAGCTCAGATCATTGGCGTTATCCAGGAGGTGCTCGGCGCCGGCTTGGTCGACAATAAGCCGCGGGAGTTGTCCAAGGCTCTGATCTTCCAGGGCGGCTCCAACTTCGGTAAATCCGGTCTGCTCGAGGTGCTCGGCGGGTTCTTTGGCAGTGAACAGAATGCCACGCCGATCGAGTCACTCGAAGGCCCGCACGGCATGATGGGATTCCTGAAGCGGCGGCCATGGGTTTTGCATGAAGCCTTCGACCAACGGAAGTGGCACTTTAGTTCGGCGGTCAAGGCCATCGTCACCGGTGAGCCGATCAGCGTCAACGTCAAGAACGGGCCCATGCTGTCGGTCCGTATTACGTCGCCGATCTTCTGGGGCACCAATCATCCGCCGCAGTTCAAAGAAGCCACGAAGGCCATTGTCAATCGGCTGATCGTGATCCTGTGCAAGCGGGAATTCTTTCCCGACGAGCTAGTCGGGACGGCGAAGGAGGCGGACCGTCTGGGCGTAGGCAAGCCGTCGTCGCTGGTTCTGGCGAATGAGATGCCAGGGCTGCTCACATGGGCACTAGAAGGGGCTGCGCGCGCATTGAAAAGGGGATTCATTGCCATGACAGACGAGATGATCGAGGCCACTGAGGAGATCCGG